AGATAGTGCTGCAGCAGGTATCTCTATAAATAAAGTACACAAGACAGATAATGAACCTGATATGAATGCTTTTGATTTAAGAATGTACTTACTTAATAATCCTGGTAATGTAGGTACTTTAAATGAATACGAAAGTACTTTCGATATGATACCGTCTGAAGACACACAAACACAAAAAATAAAATTATATCTTGAACAAACAAAAGTTATCTTACACGACTTCAAAGATATAATTCCCGATTTACCTTGTTTATTTAGAATTGCATATCCTTTAAGGTTGAAGATAGTTCCTCAATATAAATTAACAGATATGCAGCAAAATGACGTAAGAAAGAACATATTGTTAGCTCTTTATAAAGCTGTAAATTCAAGACAATTAGAATTTAGTGAAGAGCCTTCATATGATGAAATATACGATATAGTAGCTAATTCAGATGAACGAATCAAATTAGCTATTGTTGACGATTTCAATTATACAACATTTGCAACATATTGGACAGGTACTGAATTTAAAAATATTCCTTTATGTAACTATGAGAATGACCCATATATTATATATGTTGATAAAGTGTATAGTCAAGCACAATCTGAATTTGAGTTTGCTGTAAAAAATACAGACATTCCAGAACAATTATATTATGTTTGTAAATCTGCTACTAAAGGTAATGATGTTTATAAATATAATTTGAACACAAAACAATTTGAATTATATTCACAATTAGTAGATGATTTCCGTAAGCAGATAATTGCTAAAAGTGTTTTAGCAGGAGTTACTCCCCTCTATAATCAAGATGTTGTATTCAATTATAGTATTGATCAACAAGTTGTTTCACAACCGGACCACGTAGACAGGATATCAACAGATCTAGTAATAAGTCCTTTTGGATTTGATGATGTTGAAAAGAAAACTCCTAAGGCACTTGGTAATGAAACATCTGCTACATATAAACTAAAGGATAATGAAAACTTACAGTTTTTAGCTCCTTCATTTGTTACTAAACGTAATTATTCAAATTATGTAGCTTACCAATTTATAAAAAAGAACCCTACAGAAAAAAATCAATACCTGGGAATTTCTTACAATACATATGAAACACGACAAGATAAAGATACTTTAAAATTATATGCGTTTACGGAAACTTTTGAATATGTACAAATAAATGATAAACTAGATAAGCCTTACTATACCCCTATATTTATAGGTGGTATTTATTATGATGTAAGCGGAAACATCTTAAATACTGAACCTGCCGATTGGGGTACAGGGAACTATTATAGGGATAGTAAACATACTCAAAGAATAACATTTGAAGGTTCTTCTCAGGTCACCTATTTAAAGGCTTGGCAAAACAATACATTAGGTGTATATTATTTGGGAGATCTTTATGTCATACAAGCGAACACTGACTACAGACTAGAGCCAGGAGATTCAATTGTTCTATTTTACACAGAGGAACAAGACTCACGAGCTCCTTATGTATATGAATGCTATAAAGTGATATCAGATACTACACCTATAGAGGAACGTCCTATAATTAGAGCTTCATTTACATTAAATGGTAGAGAGCTCTCTCAGAATATGATAAATCCTTTGGCTTTAGGGGACACAGGTTATATACCTTACAATTCTTCTTCTGATTCAGCATTCCAGAAAGTATACGAAATGTTTGCTTTGTATTCATTATCTGGTTCTCAAACAATTGATATTAGAGGCTTGAATGAGAAAAAAATAACGAAGACTGAAAATTATTATTATTTTATTACAAATGATATTACGACACAAGATGATATTGATGTATACACAATGGTGTTGCTCCCTTACGGAGAACCAAAAGTAATAGGTGAAACCACTTTACAAGATTATCAGTACACATTAAAAACAGACGAATATTTCATATACACAAATAAAGACAAAACTGAATTTGAAATATTAGGCCCAGGCACTTTAATTAGGTTTACTATTCCCAACGTAACTGAGAAGTCCTATACATTGACTGTTAGTATGATAGATTATAATCTTATTGCCAATCAAGGTATAGCGGCCTTTGAAGATGCTTGTGAATTATTTAAGTGGGATGCTTTACTAAGAGAACAACAGATATATAATTTCACGGCAGGTGACAATGTACGAATTGATATCTTAGATTCTTATAAGTCCTCTCATGATGAGTACCCCTCGTTTGGTACGTCCTATGAAACTCCTGTAAAAGATTTTAATATAAGTTACTCCACAAATGATACCACATACACTTCTTTGCCCGGAATATCCATAACTGATGACGAAGCTGTTTGGAAAGGTACCGCAATATTAAATATTGACAGTTCTTTCAATGA